GAACCGTCGCGGCTTTCATAGAAATGCGATGCCAGCATAATGACCGCCTGTTCGGTAGTTGGTGTCATTTCGTTTTCCGTGTAGAACCCTTCCGGGATGTGCTGATAGCTTTCGGCATAACGGACGGCGGCGGTGATGTACATCTGGAGGAGCTCGTCGTCTTCCGTATGCGAAAGAATCAGATTCGCTTTGACTTTTTCAAGCAGGGTGTCCATTCCCGCCGCCTCCTTCCTTGATTAAGAGCCTGCCTTCATCTGCAGAAGCTGGATGCCTTCCGTCAGAATCACTTTGCCATCCACGCGCTCCGTAGCCACATAGCCGATCTGGCCGTTGGTGGCATACAGTTCGTTCAGACGCTGAACGGTACGGCCTGCGCGGTCGCCGATCCAATAGTTCTTGAAATCGCCGAACGCCACGGTATAGGCGCCTGCCGCAATTGCCGGCGCGTAAGGAGAGGTGTACAAATCGTAGCCGAGCAGCTTGTCAGGTTCATCCGCCTGCAGGGAGGGCTGCCACAGATACACGCCGTTGCTGTCCTTCAGCTTGCGGATGGCGGAGATGGTTGCGTCGTTCATGAGGAACTTGGCGTTTCTGCGGTACGGGGATTTCAGCGCATACACAAGGCTGATCAACTCGTCCGCCGTGATGGCATTCTGCGCCGCCGCGGTCACACCGACCGCGCCGCCGTTTTCGGTAAAAATGCCCGTGGGCTGGTTCGTTCCGGTTCCCACGCAGAAGGCTTCCTCCTCGGCGATGCCGAAGGCTCTGGCAAATTCATTCATGAGGTAATCTTCAATATCGAATGCGGAATCCTGCAGAAGCTCCACGCTGACGCGGCAGAGGTCGGTCAGCTTGAAGGCGTCAATCTGCTTCTGCCCGAAGGTCGGATTGCTCTCGGTGTATGCGGCGTTCTCCGCGGTCCACTGTGCCGTGGAGTGACCCGTGGCAATAGGAATCTTGCGTTCGTGCTGTGTGGTGATAACCTTGGCGAGGGAGCGGATCACATTTTCTGCTGTAAGGGCGGTGACAATCTGGGTTTCAAATTCCTCCGGCACCAGATAGCCGCCGTCCGCGTCCACGCCCTCGGACAGAACGTTGTGCAGCTGGATTTTGCCGCGCAGGTGGCGGTCAAAGTCCTCTTTGTAGGCGTCGGAAGCTCTGCCGGCTTTCTCCGGCTTGAGGGACGCGGCACGTTCGGGCGCTTCAGTAATAGGGCTGTTCACGGGCTTGTTCAGTTCCGCTTCGATGGCGTCCCGGCGCTCCATGCGCTTGATTTCATTGGTGAGGCTGTCCAGGTCATGCTCCATCTTGGCATAGGCGGCGTCATCCTCCGCGGACAGCACGCCCATGTCGTTCCTGTGGGTATCGAGGAAGCCCTCCATCGTATTCCACAGTTTGGCTCTTTTGTTTCTCATTTCGGTAATCGTCATGATAAAAATCCTCCTTGCTTTACAGCAGTTTTTTGTAAAGGGACGCCTTCAGTTCATCGACCGGGCGCCCTTTTGGTTGTTTTTCCGGCTTGCGGGATGCTTTGCCGGAAAGCTTATTCATGAGGGAACGTTCCACCGCTGAAGCGGAGAACGCATATCCCTCGGTGTCCGCTGTGGATCCGCGCTTTTCATCCGTCAGGATATCGTCCGCAAAGCCGAGTTCGATGGCCTTTTTGGCGTTCATCCAGGTGGTATCGTCCATCATGTGCGATAGCTGTGCGTGGGAAAGCCCCGTCTTGATTTCATAGGCGTTGATGATGCTTTCCTTGACTTCGGAGAGCATATCAATTGCCTTTGCCATGTCGGCATGGTCGCCGAATGCCATCGTCGCCGGATTGTGAATCATCATCAGGGCGGTGGGCGCCATCAGCACTTTGGTTCCCGCCATCGCCACGACCGAAGCCGCGGACGCCGCGATGCCGTCCACCTTGACGGTCACATCGTCCTTGTAGTCCATCAGCATGGTATAAATCTGGCTGGCGGCAATGCAGTCGCCGCCGGGCGAATTGATCCAGATGGTGATGGGGCCGCTTCCCGCGAAAAGCTCCGCGCGGAACGCAGCCGGCGTGATATCGTCATCGAACCAGCTTTCGTCCGCAATAGTGCCGTCAAGGTATAGGGTGCGGATACCGGTGTTTTCGTCATTGTCCCAGTTCCAGAAGCGGCGAGCCGCCGCCGGCATTTCGCGCCCGTTTTCTGATGCGGACTTCAGATTCTGTACCCGCGTCTGGCGCTGATTCTGGTTCTGTAGATTGGTATTCATTGGATTGTTCCTCCTCTCTGTTGTTGTCTGTACCCGCGAAAGCGCCGGCATCGGCAAGCTTGGTCATGGCACCGTTAATGAGATACAGATCGCCGCCTTGTTCTGCGGGGATGCGGTCGAGGTTCTCCAGTTCCCGGATATCGTTTGCCGACATCCAGCCGTTCTGCCTTGCCGTCGCGTAGCCGGTCATGCGGCTGGCGTAGTCGCCGCGGAGCAGGCCCTCCACATTGAATTTCACGAAATAGGCTTTCTTTTCGTCGGGAGTCAGGAGCCGCCGCTGAATGGACTGTTCCCAGCGGATGACCCACGGGTCCAGCGTATACTTCACAAATTCCAGACTCTGCTGTTCAATGTTGGAGAAGCTGGACTTTTCCAGGTCGCCGACCATATGCGGCGGCACACGGAAAATCCGTGCAATCTCGTTGATCTGGAACTTGCGTGTTTCCAAAAACTGCGCCTGCTCCGGTGAAATGGAGATGGGCGTGTATTTCATCCCTTCCTCCAGCACGGCGATCTTGTTGCTGTTCGCCGAGCCGCCGAAGGTCTGCTGCCAGCTTTCACGCACCTTGCTGGGGTCTTTGATAGTCCCGGGATGCTCCAGGACACCGCTCGGCGCCGCGCCGTTGGCGAAGAACTTGCTGCCGTATTCCTCTGTGGCAATCGCAAGCCCGATGGCGTTCTTTGCCATTGCGATGGGCGAATAGCCCACCAGCCCGTCAAAGCCAAGCCCCGGAATATGAAGCACATCGGAAGGCTGAAGAATTACCGTACTGCCCTTCATGGTGTGCGCCTCATCGGACGACCGCTGGTACTGGTAATACAGCTGTCCGTTCGTGTCACGGTTGACCGTCATTTTATTCGGCATCAGCGGATACAGGGCAATGACCTGTCCTTTGCCGTTGCGAATAATCTGGGCATAGGCGTTTCCCCATAACAAAAGATGAGTCATCAGCGTTTCCCGGAACACGAATGAACTCATCTCAGGATTCGGCTCGTCATGGAGCAGAAGGTATAACGGATGACCGATGGCTTTTTCCTTGCCGCCGTCCTCCTTGTAACGATAGAGGTGGAGGGGAAGCCCCGCAATCGCTTCCGACAGGATGCGCACACAGGCATACACCGCCGTCATCTGCATCGCGGAGCGCTCGGTCACCAGCTTGCCGGAGGAAGAGCCGCCGAGATAAAAGGCATAGCTGCTGCCCGGGGTTCTGTTTTCAGGCTTATCCCTTGAGCGGAACAAGCCGCTGAAGATTCCCATAAAAATCATGCTCCTTCCTAAAACACCAGAAGTCCTCTGGTGTCGTAAACGCTCTCGCCCGTATCGTTGCCGCAGCGGATGGCACGGTCAAGCGCCATGATGGTGGCGACCGCGCCGTCAATCTTTTCGGTTGATTTCTCCTTATCCGCCTTGATGTTGCCGGCAGGGTCGGTGCGGATAAAAATGTTGTCCATATTCCATCTGAGAACAGGATGCCCGCCGTGGGCGATTTTTTCTTCCAATGTCAGCTTCATCAGTTCCTTGGTGGGCGGTGACATATCCTTAAAGCCCTGACCGAACGGAATGACTGTAAAGCCCATGCCCTCAAGGTTCTGCACCATCTGCACAGCGCCCCATCGGTCAAAAGCGATTTCACGAATGTTGTATTTTTCTCCGAGCCGCTCAATGAATTTCTCGATGTAGCCGTAATGCACGACATTGCCTTCCGTGGTCATGATCAGTCCCTGCCGCTCCCATAAGTCATAGGGAACATGGTCCCGGCGGACACGCAGAGCGACCGTTTCCTCCGGAATCCAGAAGTACGGAAGGACACTGTATTTGTCCGCTTCATCCTGCGGCGGGAACACCAGAACAAAAGCCGTAATGTCCGTTGTGCTGGAGAGGTCAAGCCCGCCGTAGCAGACGCGCCCTTCAAGGCTTTCCTCATCGACGGGGAACGCGCAGGCGTCCCATTTCTCCATCGGCATCCAGCGCACCGACTGTTTTACCCATTGATTGAGGCGGAGCTGTCGGAACGCGTTCTCCTCGCCGGGATTCTGCTTTGCGGAATCGCAGGCAGCTTTCACCTTGTCGATGCCGACCGTGATGCCCAGGGAGGGATTGGCTTTCTTCCAAACTTCCGGATCTGTCCAGTCCGCATCCTCCGCCGCACCGTAAATCACGGAATAGAAGGTGGGGTCGACTTTGCGCCCCGTCTGGATGTCAAGGGCTTTCTGATGCACCTCATAGCAGATGGAATTTGTATCATTGCCCGCCGTCGTAATCAGGAAATACAGCGGCTGCATCCTTGCGTCGCCGGAGCCTTGCAGCATGACGTCAAACAGCTTTCTGTTGGGCTGGGTGTGCAGCTCATCGAATATCACGCCGTGGGTGTTGAAGCCGTGCTTGTTCGCCACATCCGCCGAAAGCACCTGATAGAAGCTGTTGGTCGGCTTATACACCAGTTTTCTCTGCGATTCCAGTATCTTCACGCGCTTGGCCAGCGCCGGACAAAAGCGCACCATGTCCACGGCAACATCAAATACGATTTTCGCCTGATTCCGGTCGGAGGCACAGCCGTACACCTCGGCGCGCTCCTCGCCGTCCCCGCAGGTGAGGAGCAGTGCAACCGCGGCCGCCAGTTCCGATTTGCCCTGTTTCTTCGGTATCTCGATGTATGCCGTGTTGAACTGCCGGTAGCCGTTCTTTTTCAAAATACCGAAGATGTCCCTTACAATCTGCTCCTGCCAGTCAATGAGCTCAAAGGGCTTGCCCGCCCAGGTGCCTTTGGTGTGGCAGAGGGATTCAATGAACAGGACGGCATAATCCGCGGCTTTTTCATCGTAGCGCGAGGTTTTTGCCATGAATCTGGTAGGCTTGTATTTCTTCAGCTTTCGCACGGCGCACCGCCTCCTTTCCGTAAAAATGCGCACAAAAAAGGCGGCGGACTGTTGTGTCCGTCACCTTTTGCCTGAATAATTTTGTTTGTTGTTACGCGCAGAAAATCTGTACCGCATCCCTTAAAAACACGGCGCATCCGGGCGCGATGGCGTCATAATACGCGGTGAACCGCGGGTCGTCTACATACATCTTCGCAACGCCCCTGTGCGCTTCTTTGCTGTAATGGTCCCAGTAAAAGCAAAGCCACCTCTTGTGGAGCGCGCAGGCTTTTTGCGCCAGCTCGCTTCCGGGGTCGCCCTGTTCGAAGGCCGCCTTCAGGGTGCGGTTCAGTTCCTGCGTCAGGGCTTCCAGTTCGCCGTACTGCTCTTTGGTCATGTTTTTGAGCTTGGCGTTCGAACGGTCGACGGATTCGTCCCCGTATTTTTCCCGGATTTCCCTTCCGTATTTTTGCTCGTTGTCCGAAATCAGCTTTTCCTTGAAGCCCTCGAATTTTTCCTCATCTGTCATTTCCGCTTCTCCCTTCATTGCCGAAATGCTTTTCTGTACATTGCCGATCAGTCGGTCCAGCCGGGCGCGCTTCTCTCGCAGAGCGGAAAGATGGCTCTGCAGGGCGGACAGCCCGTCAAAATCCTTCTCCGCCAAAATGCGCCCGATTTCCGACAGTTCCACGCCCAGTTCCCGGTAGAATAAAATCTGCTGGAGCCGGTTTACCTCCGTTTCCCCGTAAATCCGGTACCTATTGGAGCGCACGGCCTTGGGCGGGAGCAGGCCGCACTGGTCATAATAGCGAAGCGTCCGGGTGCTGACGCCTGCCAGTTTTGCAAGCTGGTTGATGGTGTATTCCATTGACGTTTCCTCCTTGAATCTTATTGTAAACTATGACGTAACGTCAATGTCAACACCTTTTTGAAAAATATTTTGAAACGAGAGACAGCCCCATATGGGGGCGCCCTCGGCTGTTTCCGTGGTTAGTTGTACTTTTCGAGGATGGCGGCGTATACCGCCTTGACCTCGTAGTCGTCGGGACAATGCACGTCCCAGCCCCTGTCGTAGTTCACGACGTCGCGGCTGTCGTTCAGCTTGCGGATGGTGAGTTTGCTTATTTTGCCGCCGTCGATGCCGAACGCCTCGCTCGGTTCTTCGTAGTGCTTTACCCAGTATTTGTACCTATTGCCCGTTGTCGGGCCTGTGAGAATGCCTTCGCTCCACATGGCCGCGTCCTCCTTACGGTTTCTCGGTCAGCTTCCCGTCGACCAGAATGTAGCGGTGCTCCCGTCCGGTTTCGTCCGCCGCAATGATGCGCATCTCACCGTTTTCAAAGGCATTGTATGCTTTGATAAAGCGCCAGCCTTCGCCAAGCTGTTCTCGAATCATCTGCCTGTAATCCATCATGGGTTCCTCCCTGAAAAAGTGTTGTGTGTCTTTCGGCATGTACATATATCACTCTGAACGCCCGGAAAAGCAAGTCATTTCCGCGAAATATATGTGCCGGATATCCGCTGCGGGAATTGTGTATATTACTTCTCCCCGCCAGTCAGAATGAAACGGACATATTCCTTTCGGTGTTCCTCCAGCCATGTAACCAGTTCGTAGAAATCACGCTCATAAGCAAGTCTCTGCACCATGTTCACATCGAACATATTTGTAAGCCCCGTGTCGCGGATTTCGAGTATCTGCTCCTTAATCGTCTGCGTCATCGCTGCACACCTCCAGTCCCGATACCAACTTGGTGTAGATGGTGGTATAGCGTTCGCATTCCGCACCTTCCGAGCCTGCGATAGCCTCAAGAAAAAAATCGGCGGCTTCCTTGCGGGAATCCCACACCTTTTTCTCTCTGCAGCAGATAGTCGTGACGGTATCGAGCTTCTTTACGATATCCTCGCCGTAAACCGCATTCAGACCGCTGCCGTTGTCCCAGTGGACGAGCAGACTTCCGGTGTCATCTACGCCCATAACCGTGCCTTTTGTACCGGCGGGCGGGGCCTGCGCATCGTCCATTTTAATAAGCTCCACGCGGGTGCCTGCGGGATATTCTTTGCGAACGCGCTCGACAATTTCTCTACTCGGAAAGCGCATGGTCAGCACCTCCATTTTTAAACGCTGAGGAACCCGTGAGGTTTTTCAGCAGGATTTTTCGTTCTGCTTTGTATTCCGTTCCGATAAATCCCAGCCGGAGGAGAAAACAGCGGAATGCATATTTCTCGTTGGTGACCTCTTTTTCTGTGGCAGTCACACGCTTGGCGTGCCTTGCCATTTCGCAAAGAGCGGAAATGAAATGAGTGTAGGCTTTGACCGCATCGGCATTCGGGCAAGTGCGAAACCATGGAAATACAACTTTATCCTCTGTCATTTCAATCGCTGTGGATTCAATCCCCAATGCTTTCTTGATAAGGCTGTCCTTTGCTTTCAGCAGGTTTGTAAGATTGCCAACCGCCACCTTGTCCAGCGGAATCTCAACTGTCAGCCCCACAGTTTCGCCCTGTGGCGCAGTGTCGGCAGCTTCGGACTTTTCCTCGGAGGGCTGTTCGTCGCCGCCCTGCGGCTCTGCAGGCTCTGCGTGAAAGCCTTCCTGTGCAAGTTCCTCCAGCAGAGTCTCAATTTCCTTGCTGTCGGCTCTGTCATCGAAGCTGACCGTACCGTTCTTGCTGATTTCCATATAGCCTACATGGTAGGCACAGCTTGGTACGCCAAGGTACTTCTTTTCGCAGCCGAGGAACCCGGCGATGTAATCCGCCAACCGTTTCCTTTCGCTGCCCGTCACATTGTATCTGATTTCCATGTGCGAAAACCTCCTTTGTTTTTGGTAGTCACATATTCGCTCTGAACCCCTGAAATAGCAAGCGGTTTTCGCACATTTTGCTGTAGAATAGCTGCCGGATTATTCGCCCTCAAGCTGTGCGTAATACACAATGCCGGAAAGCACAAACACCACATTGGGAAGCGCCACGCCGTTGCCCCACATCTTGTATTCAGCGGAATCGGAGTGCGGATTTTTCAGCCATTTGATAATCTGGTTTCTGGTCTTCGGCTTTGAGGATGTCCCCATAACTGTCCGATGCGTTTCAAACACATCCGTCCAGAATTTGATTTCCTCTCCAGAAGGCTTCTCCGTGCCAAGGTCACTGCACCACCAGTCCGGGAATCCCTGTAGTCTGGCGCACTCGGTCGGCGTCAGCCTGCGGACGATGTAGTAAGGCTCTGTTTCGTTGACAACAGGCGGATCCTTAAAATCCCGCGCCATCAGCGTCGGGGATTGCTCCTTTAATGCCTGAGCATAGGAGCCGGTGGTCATGCAGTATGCCACAGCGTGACGGTCGGCGGCGTCCAGCGTAAAAGACACATCTTCATTCACACCGCTGCCCTGAGGACCGTTCTTGTCAGCTCTTCCGATCATGGAGCCTTGAACAGCCACTACGGCCATGCCTCCTTGATTGCAGGCAGGGTTGCCGCCGCCGGAATCCAGAGTCCGTGAAGTTTCCGCTTCATAGAAACCGCTGTGGGGATTATCCGACAGCATGGAGTGACTCTGCTTGGAGCAGATGCCGTAAACCTTGACCGCCAGTTCGTTGCACCGTGATTCTCCGACATCGTGTGTGTTCAGCGTGTTCGCCGTATCGGAATTTTTCCACTGCTGACCCTCATCGGGAGAATGCGGACGGGTGCCTTTTACAAACGGCACAAACACTGTCTGGTCATTGTTGCAGGAGAGCGTTGCGGATTTGTTTTCCTGAATCAAGGCCCCCTTGCCGCCGCCTTTACAGCCAGTTCTAATTTTCAGCGTCTTTGGGGTTTCCACCACAAAGGGCTGGTTGTTTCCGCCCGTGCCGTAAGTAGAAAGTACCGTCTGTGCCACATCAAGCGGGCCTGTGTAGCGTGTATCCTGTGAATGATTTTCAAAAACCGCCGCAGGAACCGTTCCGGCACGGAGCGTAGGGGATTTTTCCTCTTCATAGCCGATGCTCCGTGCGTTTGCTGAGTGTTCCGTGCAAAATCCTGCGGAACCCATCACACAGGGAGGATGGTGCGCCTCCGCCCGCAGGGTGCAGGTGACACCGTCCGTCACATCCATCCGACTGCCGCCTTGGTCGTTTAAGCAGATTGTGCCTGCCGCTCCAGTGCTTTTTTCAGCAGTTCCGGCAGTTCCTTGCCACGAGCGGAAGCCCTGCGGAGTATACCCAGACACGCCTTCGGACTCAAATAATATTTTTCCGGCACATCCGCCTGCAAAATCTGCGACAAGATAGATGCGTTTTCTGCGCTGGGGCACTCCCCAGTACTGCGCATCAAATACCCGCCATGCGAGACTGAAATCGTCCGCCATGATCTCTCCGGCGGCCGGCCACTTCGCAGGTCGAGGAGTATGAATTTCGTATCCTTTGACCGAGCAGATTTCTTCGAGGACGGATTGGAAGTCCGCGCCCTTGTTTGAACTGAACGCGCCGGGAACATTCTCCCAGACGATGTATCGGGGATATTTTCCATCGGTTGCACACCTCATTTCTTTTACGATTCGGACGGCTTCATAGAAAAGCCCGGAGCGGTTGCCGTCCAGACCTTCACGCTTGCCCGCAATACTCATATCCTGACAGGGCGAGCCGAAAGTGATGATATCCACGGGCGGAAGTTCTGCGCCGTTAATAGCGGACACATCGCCGCCGTGTCTCATGAATGGCATCCTTTTGGTGGTCACGCGAATAGGAAACGGCTCAATTTCCGAAGCCCACAAAGGGGTAATCCCGGAAATCAAGCCGCCTAACGGGAATCCGCCGGAACCGTCAAAGAGGCTGCCGAGCGTCAGGTTAGGTTCCATCCGGCAGTTCCACCTCCTTGACAAGGTCTGCATACATCAGCTTTTCGCCGTTTCGGACTACATACACATTTTCCGTGTCGGACGTGTTTTCCACATACCGGCGAAGGATAACGGATGCGTATTTCGGATCAAGCTCCATCATCATGCAGGTGCGGTTCAACTGCTCGCAAGCCATCAGCGTAGAGCCGGAACCGCCGAATGTGTCGATGACGACGGCATTTTCCTGCGAGGAGTTCTGTATCGGGCAGCCGAGCAGGTCAAGCGGCTTCGACGTCGGGTGATCCTTGTTCCGCTTTGGCTTGTCATAATTCCAGATGGTGGTCTGCCTGCGGTCGGCGTACCACGGGTGCCTGCCGTTTTGCAGAAAGCCGTAAAGCACAGGTTCGTGCTGCCACTGATAATCCGAGCGTCCCAGCACCAGGGAATTCTTCACCCAGATGCAGACGCCCGCCAAATGGAACCCGGCGTCAATGAATGCCTTTCTGAAATTCAGCCCCTCAGTGTCCGCATGAAAGCAATAGGCCGCGCCGCCCTTTTCAAGATGGTCCGCCATGTTTTTGAAAGCCGAGAGCAGAAAATTGTAAAAATCTTCGCCCTTCAGACTGTCGTTCTGGATGGTCAAGCCGTCCGATGCCTTGAAGGAAACGCCGTAGGGCGGGTCTGTCAGGATGAGGTTTGCGCGCTTTCCGTCCATGAGTTTTGCTACATCATCGGCGGAGGTGGCGTCGCCGCATATCAGCCTGTGCCGTCCGACTGTCCAGATGTCGCCCGGCTCTACAAAGGATGCCTTTTCCAAGGCAGCGCTCAGGTCGAAGTCGTCATCCTCGATGTCCTTATCGGTTCCGCCGCCCAGTAATTTCTCAAGCTCCTTTTCGTCGAAGCCGAGAAGCGAGAGGTCGAATGCGTTATCCTGCAGGTCGGACAATTCGACCGACAGCATTTCCTCGTCCCATCCGGCATTCAGCGCCAGCTGGTTGTCGGCAAGGATATACGCCCGTTTTTGCGCGTCCGTAAGGTTCTCGGCGAATACGCAGGGAACGGTTTCGTAGCCTTCCTCGCGGGCGGCCTTGATTCTGCCGTGGCCGACAAGAATGTTATAGTCGTGGTCAATGACCGCGGGAGAAACGAATCCGAATTCACGCAGGGAGCTTCTCAGCTGTGCAATCTGCTCCTTGCTGTGCGTCCGGGCGTTCCGGGCATAGGGCACCAGCTTATCAATGGGTACCTGTTCTAATCTTTGTGTGTTCATCTATATTCCTTTCCGGGCGCGGAGCAGGCGCTCCATCGTGTCATTCGGATTTCCCTCAAAATCTTCCGTGCAGTTCTGTTTCACCACGTCAAAAATTTCATACCAGATGAGATTTGCTGTTTTCTGATACTGCTGCGACATCTGCACGAACGGAGACGTCACCACGCCGCCGGTCGTCGGATGCTTTCCCAAAAGACCGAAAGTGCTGATTGCGTCCTCGCACTGGATATACCGGGCAAACGCCTGCGCGTAGGATTCGATGAGCCGTTTGTTTACAAGGTTCTCGCAGCGGCGTTCCTTCAGCCACAGCCAGGTTTCCTTGTAGATGATGTCCGCACCGAGCGGCTGGCCGTTTTTCTGCTTTGCCGACAGGTATTCATCGGGCTTTGGCATATCCGCACCTTCGAGCACCGCGCCTTCCGGCAGGTCGACCGCTTCAAGCTCGTCGTAATCAAGTTCCGGCACATCGTTGTTCATGATTCTTGCTTTGTGTCCGCTGTTGATTTTCTCCGCGGCGGGAGCCGGCTTGTCGCCGGCCCGGACACGTCTGCCGCCTCGATAGGTTCCGTCTTTTGCCACAACCCGCACCTCCTTTGCCGGCAGCGTTAAGCCGGGCAGGGGTTAATCCCCTGTTTGAACCGGAATTTTCGTACACGAAGCCCCGCGCCGCTGTCCGCTTGAAGCGGGTGTAGAGATTTTGATACCCCCGCCGGTCAGCCGCGGATCTGCCTGTCACCCATTTCAAGATGAATTTTTGTGTGGCAGGACTGGCAGAGGCTCATAAGGTTGCTTTCCCTGTGGTCACCGCCTTGAGAGACGGGCAGAATGTGATGCACCTCTTCCACAGGTGTCAGCCGTCCTTCCTTCTGGCACCGCTCGCACAGCGGATGCGCCGCGGCGTAGCGGTCGCGGATCCGCTTCCAAGCTCTGCCGTACTTTTTGTTTGTGTCGGGACTGCGTGTGTATTTGTTGTACTGCTGTGCGGCAAGCCGCTGATGCTCCTCGCAGTACTGCCCGTCCGTGAGGTTGGGACAGCCGGGGTAGGAGCATGGACGCTTTGGTTTTCTTGGCACTGCGCCACCTCCTTCGGACATACAAAAAGCCCTCACAGGATTGCTCCCATGAAGGCCGTTCTGTATTCTACTTCGCTATTGTAATGATATCACAGGACGGGTGTGCCATACTGTCCCAAAAGGTCTCAAAGAGTGCCAACTTTTAATCCGGCATGGGGAAATTTTGAAGAGCTGACCCATGAATTCTATGCACGGTACTTTTCGATACGCACATCATGTGTTCGATCTCTTCCCAGGAGAAACCGTCAAGGTAACGGTAACGGAGAAGAATCTGCTCCTCATGGCTGTCCAGCATATCGATGCGGGAGTTTATTTCGTCCCGCAGACTGATAAGGTATGCCACCTTTTCCGCCACATCCCGCTGGATGGCGTCGATTTTCTCAAGACACCGGACAAAAGGGGCTTCTGTCGGCTTGTTTGGATTGTAGTGCGGTTCAAAATTGCTGCCTGAGATGCCGCTCGATAGTTCCCTCCAGTAGTCAATCTCACGCAGGCGGCAGTTGATGAGTGCGTCCAGGTGCCGCGCCTGGTTCAAATATTCTTTTGCGGTCATGCGCCCACCTCCTTCTGCAGGGAGCGGATCAGCATCCCGCCGTCTACACTCGTAAGTACCGAAAACCAACGCGAACGAAAAAATCTTTCTATTTCGCCTTTGTCCGCCAGCGCGGATTTGTTTCTCGGATTTGCTTTAATGCATTTCAAAGCCACCCGGTAATCCTTCACTGCCTGGAGAATGATGGCGTTCGCAAGGTTCTCATAATTTGTAATGTCGCTCATATGCGATACCTCCTAAGATTGGAAATAGGCATCGTTGCATCGGAGCGATGTATCTTTGTATCAGTGCGGAGAACCGTTTACCGCGGTTCGCACCTCGTCCACCGAACGCACCACCAGCGCAGTGCCGCCGGCCGCGAGGATTTTTCGGATGGTCGCTTCCTGAAGCTTCGTAGACCTGCCGCTGTCGGTCTTGACCTCGAAGCCGAAGAACCGGCCGTTAATGCAGGCAATGATATCGGGAATGCCCGCCGTCCCGTACATACCGCCGTGCTCTTTCCAGCAGAAGCACCCCGGCACGGTTTTAAGGTACTTCATGATTGCTTTTACGATGTCCGCCTCTTTCATCTGTTCCAAAAACCTCCGTATTTTCAACGCTTGGAACACATGGAACACGAAAAATCCCATTTTACTGTATTTTTTATCGTGAAAAATATGGGGTATATATTTTTTTGTATTATATATAGAGAGATAGGATTTTGGTGTTCCAACGTGTTCTCGTGTTCCGAAGATGCTCGTGGAGAGGCAGCCGGGATTCGTCATCCCAGCACCTCTCCGAGCCTTATTCCCGCCAGAATGCGCCTTTTCGCCATGCGGTCAATGTCCCGCGTCACATTGGGGTACGCCGCCGTAATCTGCTGCACGAAGTTCTTCTGTGAGTACGGTTTCAAGCCGCATTCCTCGCAATATCCCTTGTATGCATTGAACAGTTCCGTCGAGCCGACCGAATACGCGGCATCCAATTCGCAGTATTCCTTTAGGAAGGACAGCACGGAATCCGACTCCTCCCGGTACTGCTGCAGCTCGTTTGCATTGACCTGCGTTTCAGAGAACAGATAATGATGGTTCATCAGCCTGCGCAGACCTTCCAACGCGAACAGGAAAATGCCGTCCGCCTCCGTGCGGAATTTCTCCAGCAGTTCCGGGTCGCGCTTTTCCTTTGGCACGGTGTGATTGAAGCGTATGATAATGAGCCTGCGATAAAAGCCCTCGGAGCGGTCGCCATAATTTTTTGGGATGCTGTTGCAGGAAAAGAGAAGCCTTGCGCTCGACTGGAAGCTGAACGGATTCTTGTTCTTTTTTTCCACCGTCAGATAATCCTCGCCCACAAGTGCCTTGAAAATGCCGTTATCGTCGATGTTCTTCGTGGGCAGGTCGGCGAAGATGTTCGCCAGCTTGCCAAAAAGCTCCGCCGTCTTAAAGCGCTCGTTCAGCGCCTGCCATGACACATTGGACACGTTCTGCTTGCCGAGCAGCACATCGTTCAGCACACGGAGCAGTACGGACTTGCCGGCTGACGCGGCTCCTACGATAACAAAGCACTTCTGTGCCGAGTTGACGGGGATCAGGAAATAGCCCAGCATCTCCTGTATCAGGCCGACCTGCTCCATATCGCCGCCCATCGACTCCGCCAGAAACTTTTTGAACCGAGGGCAGTCCGCCTTTTTATCGTAGGTCACGTTCAGCTGTACTGTAGAGCAATAATCCGGCGTGTGTTCCGTCAGCGTATCCTCCAGAACGTTGTATAAGCCGTTGCGGACGTTGATGATGTACGGATTGGCATTCAGTTCACGAATATCCCGCTGAATCAGGAGCCGCCACTGTTTCTCCGCGTCAACGATCTGCGACATCTTTGTTTCCCGCACCAGCATTTTTTCCTGCACGAGCCGCTGTGCCTCCATTTCGGACATTTCCAGATAAACACCGCCGCGATAATGAAAATGCTGCTCCGCGGCATAGAACACCTGTTTTTCCTCCGCCAGGTTTTTAGCAAGCACGCCCGGCAGGAATCGCAGGCCCTTCTCGTTTGGCTCATACCACTCCGGTACCGCCGCACCCGCTCTGGCCCTTTTTGCGCTTTTGCTTGCTTGGTACGCCTTGCTGACATCCTTGAATACGGTGTTCAGCGACTTCAGAAACGTTGTTTTCAGCTTAAAATGGTCGCGGATTTCGGAATTGATGATCACATCCGCCGTCACTGCGTCCTGGTTATACAGATATTCCGATATGAATTGCTTTGCCGTCTGCAGATCCTTGATTGCTTCACCCGTCACGGGAAGCCTCTGCAGGATGTCCAGCAGGAGGTCCGCACTCATCGGCTGATAGCACCACGCTGCTGGGGACTTCACCGGGCATTCGCCGGCTGCGAACTTCGGGCACTGGAAGCCCTTCTCGCAAATGGTCTTGCAGGTGATGGGATTTGTGCCGCTTTCCAGGAAATGATTGATTTTCTTCTGCGTGTTGTTTTCTGTGTACCCGGGATAGGGAGCCGAAAGGTCGTGTATCATCTTCGTGCCGCCCTCAAAAGGAGCGAGGTTCGTTATCATGGCATACCAGTCGTGTTCCGACAGGGATGCCGCGTCGTCACGGCAATGCTGCATGAAAACACACGAACGCATGACTTGGTCGATGCCTTTCTCCGTGCCGCTCTTTTTCTCCACGGGTACAAGGTCAACCTCCGGCAGCACGTCCGACATCTGATCCTGCGTGTATTTGCGTTCGGGATGGAAACTGACGCAGGTTACCTCTACGGGAGTATCCTTTTTGCAGTGCATAAATCCGGGCAGCCGCATCACCCTTGACTCGTTGACGCACATGGGGTCTCCGTCAAAATGCTTCACAAGCTGCGTCTGTATCATGCGGAACCGCCCAACCTTGGCGGTGGAATCCATAAACCAGTATGCGTGGAAGGATTTCTGCGTTTTGATAATCATGGACGGAGGGAGAGGGAATGCGTCAATCTTTTTCTGCTGCTCATCAAAGCTGTCCTTGTCCATCTCCACAAACTGCGCGTTGATCCGCGTAATCGACTCATCGTCATGCCCGCCGTAGTTGACCACGAAAAAGATACCGCGGTTCATAGCGTTGTGATTTTTGAGCGTTACTTCTATGCTCTTGTATTTCCCGCATTCGCACGACAGCTTTGCCCCTTTAAACACGCCATCCTTCTTATCGTCAAAGACGCGGAAGCAGACGGTATCGGAGGGATTAAACAAACTGCCGAGAACATCGGTTGCCGTCGCGTTCATACGTCCGCCTCCTTAAAATATCGCAGCCTTTTTTTCAGCCGCTCCGCCTCTTCAATCTCCCGAGCGACACCCGGTGAAACCGCGCCGAATACCCACACCTCATCGCACAGGCGGAGAAGCGCCAGGCCAAACAGCAGCCCCAGTTCGCGTTCGTTTGGATTGTCGTCGTTCAGTATTTGCGGATACAGAAGGTGGCTCGCAATCGGCATATGTCCCTCATCAATTACACGGCGGCAGTACCGTATCGCCGCCGCGACATTTGCGTCCACGTCGCCGGCGTATCTGGAAGCCACATAGATCTTCCGGCGGTTCTTGTCGGCATAACGCTGTTTTTGCTGCTCCTGATATTCCTTCATAATCCGGCTGATTGCCGCTCCCGCGGTCGGATCGGCATAGCCTTCGCTATTTTTGTACATCATCAGTCCTCCAGTTCTTCCATCCTTCCAAAGGTCGGCCCTGCGGAAGCCTCCGCGACCAGCGGAAGGTCAAATTCCGGGAAAGGCTTTTCTTCCATACAGGCGAGGACAAAATCCACCGCTTCCGACAGCCTGTCCTCCGGGATAATGAAAGTCAGCTCATCGTGTATCTGAAGGATGGGCCGCAGCCATTTCCGCTCCGGCAGCCCGGCAAGTATCCTTGTGATGGCGAGTTTCAGAATATCCGCTGCCGTTCCTTGGATAGGTGTGTTCAGTGAGCACCGCTCCGCAAAGGACTTCTGACCCCAGTTATCCGAAGCAATGCCGGGAAGGTACCTGCGCCTGCCGAGCCAGGTTTCGGAATACAGTCGCCTTGCGGCTTCCGCTTTCGTTTCTTCCTGCCATGCCGTCAAACCTTTGTATCCGTGCTTGAGGTTAAAGAGAATGTCCTCACATTCACTTAGCTGTTTTTCAACCCCTGCCTTGAATTTCAGCGTCTTTTGCAGTCCTCTGGGGAACAGCCCATAGAACGTGCCGAAATTCACGTTTTTGGCAATCGTCCTGTGTTCCTTGTAGTTCTCCGAATGCTTGTCCTGAGCTTCTTCATAACTTACACCGAAAATAACACTGGTCGTGGCGGCATGGATATCGCCGTTTTTGCGGTAGGTGTCCATCATCATTTCATCGCGGCAGTAAAACGCGCCGACCCGAAGCTCTATCTGCGAGAAATCGAGCGAGAGAATAAGACAGCCCTCCGGCGCTTTGATGAAGTTCCGGACGCCAATGGGATCGTTGGTTTTTCGCGGCATATTCTGCGCGTTGGGATTCCGGCAGTTCATCCTGCCAGTATCCGTAGACAGGGCGAACAGTTCCGGATGGATGCAGCCCGTCACGGGATTTAAGTATTTCAGGTACCCGTCAATATAGGTGGATTTGATTTTGCCCCACTTGCGGTATTCCTGCACCAGCGTAAACAGCCCCGACAGTTCCGGCCGGTTCTCATCGCACCATTCTTTAAGGAGCGTCATGGTCATATCGTCCGCCGCCTCGCGGTTTGTCTCTGTAGTTTTCAAAATGGGCAGTCCCAAATCTTTATACAGATAATTCTTGAACGCCTGAGTGGAGCAGTTCGCGCCGATATTCACATCTCCGATGATAAATTCGATTTCTCCGCGAATACGCTCCATTTCGGCTTCCGCTTCAGTTTTGCGCTCTTGCATCAGAGGGAGGTTGACCGGGATGCCGTTGCATTTCATAATGCCGAGATACACAGCGGTAGGGCTTTCGATTTCTTCCACGATGTATCGGTGCTTTGGCAGATAGCGGTCGAACCACTCGTTGAATTTGTTATAAAGACGGAGGGCAAAATCCGAGTCGGCAGAGCCGTAGCGGACGGTTTCCTCATCCTGCGCGTCCAGTTCGTCAAAGTGCTTCCCGGCTGTGACGCTTGAAAAGGACGGGAGAGGTTCCCCAAACAGTTCCTCCGCCAGCCGTTTCAGACCGCTCTCGCTCAGTTTGCGGAACTCATATCGGCTTTTCAGGCTCATCTGCGATGCGCAGATCGTGTCATACACGGGAGCCTGTATCGTGATGCCCCTCGCATACGCCATCCCGGATTCAAAGGCGATGTTGTGGGCAATCTTTGTAATTGTTTTATTCAAAAGGAACGCTGTCAGAAATGTGAGAAAAGCGTCCTTGTCTATGTTTGTGCCAACACGGTGGGCAATAGGAACATAAATACCCGTGCCTGCTTTTACGGAAAAGGAGCAGCCGGCGATATGCGCTTTTGCCGGGTCGAGCGCCGCTTTCTCCTCCTCGCGGTACGGATCATCGGGAGCAGTCTCAAAGTCGAATGCGACAATGCGGCTGCCGCCGATGTAATCCCGTATCCCGTCCACCGTGGTCACACATTTGTAATCTGTATTCATGCGTAATCACTCCTATGGAAATACCCGGAAGAGCCTTTCACCCCTCCGGGCATTTATGCTGCTTACTTTCACGGTTCGATAATTTCTCCCGTTTCGGCATCGACCTGCGGCTCCTCGTCAATAAAGGATGCCGGAGAGAGGTTTGCGGCGTATGCCTTGACCGTATCCGATACGTCTGCGACAGCAGAGCGTTCCTCCGCACTCAGCATACGTTCAAAGGCAAAGACCGCCTGGGAAAACGCAATGCCGGATGCGTTGGTTGCTCTCTTCAACGTGATTTTCGTGACGACCTGGCTCAGTTTGCGTCCGCGGGAAAGCTGGCTCTTTACATAATGCGTAAAAGATTTGAGCGACCCGGTCGGCAGGGAGAGCGTGATGGGGAACAGTTCGCCTTCGCGCAGGATGTAGAGCATACGCTTGTTTTTGCACAGCTTGCTCTGCCCCTCGCCGCTTCCGAACTTGTTATACGGGCAGTTCTGGCAGTCTCCGCCGGGCGTACCGATGCCCGTCACACCGTCAAAGGAGCCGCAGTCCGGCGGATTGTTTCCGCCTGTGTACTTGTCATGGTAGTAGGCAAAGGCGGGATGGTTATAGACGATAACACCGGTGATGTCCTTCACCATTTCCGATTCATCCCCTTCAGCGGAGGGTATCTCAAACGCCGTTCCGCCGCCGGCGGGCAGCTTCACGCGGTCAAAAGAAAACTCCAGCCCCTGGCAATCATCCGCCATCGCTTCGTTCAGTACATCTCTGTTTGCAAGAGCAGCGAAACCCTTGTTCACTGCGATTTCCGTGTTCTTCTTGTCTGACATAATCTATGTCCTCCTGATCAAATGAAATAAGTTGCGATTCACGCGTGGACGCATTGAATCGGCGCTGTTACGCTTTGCGGATTCCGACCGACACTTTTTCGTAAGTGCTGACGGTATCGCCGAGCCATGCCGGAACTTCTTCGCCCGTGGCTTCCCGCTGTTCCTTGATGAAGGATGCGAGTGTGTTTGCGTTGACCGTTTCCACGACCAGACTGCCGTAGCCATTCTCTTTCAGAGCCTGCAGCATCTCATCCCTGCGGCCGGATACCGGAGACGCGAACAATCTGCTTTTCAAATAGAACGTGCTGCCGTTACGGGAGAAACGGTCAAGTTCGGCTTCTGTCATGGCATCGGAAAGCTGCTCGTCCAGTTCGGCGATCTCCGCGCCCAGAGCCTTGGTCTGCGCTTCGAGGCCTTTTTTCTGTTCCTGCAGAGACTTGAGTCTGTCAGCCATTTCAAAGATTTTTGTGTTCTCCATCGGTGACTACCTCCTTTCACTTCCTACCGGGAAATTCAACCCCCATAAGTGAAAGGTCAGTTTTTAAAGGGATTTCTGCCCCTGCGGTAATCGTCAACCAGCATTTTGGCGAGGTTCATTTTTTTACGGAGCGCGTACAGCACCTTGCGGTCGACTGTATTCCGGCATACGAGA